AATACAAGATTCCATCTCTGGCATATACAGCGTTCCTGGGAAATGTCGAAACTCGATTGTGTTTGTTTCTTCCCACATTTGACGCAGATTGATACCTGCACGTGGGCATTGGAACCATGCTGGTTCACCCTCAGCATTTTTATGCGCATGGTTAACGTAGAAGTCATGCGTTGTTTCAGAAGCCAACATAGCCTCAACTCTGGCAGGTGGTAGCTTATTCTGATGTGACTTCTTACGACGCTTCATACGCTTCAGTGCCCACTCGTACTGTTCTGGTGGTAACACATTCTTGTTTGGTGTGGGGATGGTTTCAACAATATCGAATGCCTGTTGCTGATAGCGTTCTACATAGCGTAGTAGCTTCTTGCAATCTTCGAGATTGTTATGAAGGTTTGGTACACGAATGTGAATGTGCAGGTTGCTTCGATAGTTCACAACAGGAGCAGGACACAACGCAGCATTGATCCTAGAAATGTGTTCAATCTGTTCAGCAATGGTCATGGTTGGGCGAGTATTGATCTCACCACCATAAGCATAAACCTTACCCATTGGATCATTGGCAATGCCTGTAGTGCTTACGCAGGTATTGTCTTTGTCATTCCACTGAGCACCATCAGGCAGATCGCAGAAACGATAGCTATCGCCATACTCAAGTTCAACTCCGTAGCTAAACTCATCAGTATTATATTTCATTCAAACTCCGATTTGGTAATCAACTCCTTCAACGTCAGCCTTCTCCATAGACATAGTCAGGTGTTCGTCAAAGGTAATGTATGTATTCATTGGAACTGGTGCAGTATAAGTTGCTTCCTTAATTCCAGCACGTTCAATAACATCTTTAGTAGAAGTAATTATACATCCATTACTCAAAGAAGTCAAGTAAAGTGGTCGTTTCCCATTGCGATAAACTTTGAGTCGTTTACAAAACCAAAGTTCGCAAACAGCAAGAGATGAGTCTTTCCAAACTTCCAAAGGCGATTTGTCATCATCAATAGTATGAAGAATCAGTTCAGTATCATTCTTAGTCTCGCACTTATAACCATATAACTTCTCCCAGTTTTCTGGCAGTTCCTGTGTGATAACACCATTATGGACAACAGAAGTTGTCTGATTATTAATGGGTTGATTGTACTCTAGGTCTGATGTTGAGTAACGGCAATGCCCCACTAAGTAGAGATTGCCATCCTCATTCACATAGTCATCCCAATCGAATCTAAACAAATCTGCAGACACTGGACGTTTTATAGTATGGATGGTATACTCTTTAACGTAAGAGATACCAGTGGCATGAAGACCTCGAATACGAGATTCAATAAAAACTTTACGAAGTGTTTCGAAATCTTCTTGCGTCGGTTTCTGAATTATCGCACCGATGACTGAACACATTAGAAGAAACTTTCAAGTGATGATGACTTGATTGATTCTGGATGATACTTCTCAAGTTGCTCACGACCAAGTTTGCCTTCGCAATACTCATACCACTCTTCAGAAAGCCACATGCCCTGTGATACACCATTCCATAGATGACGCCACTCGGGATGTTCTCTGTTCAGTCTGCGTGACTCAACAAAGTCATAACGAGTATCTTCGTATTGCTTGGAACCAAGTTCAAGCATCTTTTCTCTAAAGTAAACAACAAGAGAGATACGCTCTGAACCTTCTTCACAAACAATAGGAGTATTGCCATGCATAACTTCGTGATTGTTAATTAGTAGCAAATCGCCTGGACGTGGATTAACTGCAACACGATACTCAGGTGCAATCAAATAACCACCAGTATACTTACCATCATTGGAAAGTGTTAGTAGGTTGGACAAACCTTCATTAAGATCGCCAGCATCATAGTGTGCAGCAGTACGGAAAGTTTTGTTCACTGTAACTGTAGTGAATGGTGTCTCAGGAACTAAGAACCCTTTGTCAATCTTGCTTGCTGCTTCCATCTGTGCTGCATAACGCTGAGGAAGTAAGTCTTTAAAACCCTTAGCCAATTGCTGAAGGAATGGGAAAGACTTGGCAAACTTATCAGGATGGCGAGCAGTGTATGAAGTTGCACGACCATAAGGGATACGTGGATAACGATCGAACCAACCAGCAATACCAGAGAATACACCATTGGCATAAGTAGTTGCGCAAACATACTTTGTGATTACACGATTGGCTTCTGACTTCATCTCGTCATTGGATAGTTTACGAGTAGTTTCAACCCAATCAGCAAAAACAAAATTGTCTTTCTTGACTGCCTGAATGCCCCAAACATTATTACGATTGGATGGCGATGGTGCTTTACCTTTGTGGCGTTCTTTGATAAGATCGATTGGATCTTCACCAAATAGATTCTCTGTTGGCTTAACAAAGTAATCTAGAACATCATACTCATACTCAGTAACCCATTCACGATTACCCAACTTGTCGCCACGTGGTCCAGCTGCAAGTCCACGATTCTGTGTTTCAACTGCTGCTTCACGCAAACCAACATACGCCATTTCCTGTTGCTCTTTGCTGAAGTAGTTTTTACGAAACTTTAAAACAATCTTGTCCTCTGTGTATGGCTCTTCACCATACTTGCATGGCATATACACATCGGTATCTTCTTCGATAAGAAGATCGTAGTGACTCTCATCGATAAACTGCCCAGACAGATGGGAGCAATCATGCTTTTCTTTTGCTACAATAACTTTTACCATATCATTCTCCTAGAACTTAAATCCTTCGAAACTCTTCTCATTATGTATTCGTTTACCAAAGTCAGACTTATCAAACACTGGTCCATCGTCAGTGCCAGCATCAGAGATATTAGCTTGTGCACTCATCTCTACATTATACAGTCTCATCTTCGATCTGTCAATTCCTACAACAAATCTTTTGTAGTAGTTTGGATCGGCATATCGATTCTTCAATTGTTTGATCATAATCTGACCTAACCCATCCAATTCTTCACTGGTCATTAATGCAAACATAAAGTCACAGGTGGCTGGCAATCCAAAAGATTCAGATGTATCAGTTAGTTCCACGTCAGTGTTTGCAAAACCAGATCGAGTCGTTTGTGTTGCTGAAAGCAAAGGTACGTTATACTCCACGGCAAGACCACGCAGTTCTTCTGCTATGCTCTTGATATATGTATAAGAGTTCACACTTGCACCCATCTTCATACGTTGGCTAGCACAGATATTAAGGTAATCAATAATAACAACATCAGGAAGGAAGTCACGCTTGAGTTTTAGTTCTTCAAGCAAAGAACGAAAGTGACCAGCATGCGCAGAGGCAGTTGGATACTCTTTGATGATAAGTTTACCCTGTGTTTTCTTTTGAACCTTTGCAATACGATTACTGAAGATATCCTTGTCAATGACCTTCAATTCATCCATACCAAGATTCAAAAGGTTAGCATCAATACGTTCAGCGATACGTTCTTCAGCCATCTCCATAGTTATGTATAAAACATTTAAACCCTGCATCAAAGTCGACGCAGCAAAGTGACACATGAACAAAGACTTACCAACACCAGTGCCAGCCAATGCTATGTTTAGAGTTTTCTTTGAGAGACCACCTTTGGTGATTTTGTTAAAGAGTTCCAGATCGAAAGCAACCTTCTCTTCAACCCTATGATAAAAATCAAACCGATCATCAAAATCCTCAAGGTAGTCATGACCAACATGGCGATCAAAGCTAACCCCAAGTGCATCAGAAAGTAAACTGGGTATAGCTTCTTGGTTGTGTTTATCATCTTTACCTTCAATAATTTTAATTGATGCTAGGATAGCATTGTATACTGCTCGCTGTTTGCAAAACTTTTCAGTCTCTGTGACCAACCATTCCTCATTCGTTTCCTTTGAGGTTAGTTCATTGATATATGTATCAATTTCTTTTGATTCACTTCCGAGGTCATGTCTATTGCCGAGTTGAATGGCAAGGATTTCCAGCGTGATTGGTTTATTGTAGGTATCGTAAAACTTCGTAATCTCTTCAGCAATCATCTTCTCTTTACGATCCGAGAAGTAATCTGTCTTCACAAAGGGAAGGGTCTTACGGCAATACTGTTCATTATGTACAAGATTCGAAAGAATCGTTTTTTCAATTCGCATTAATCAGTTCCACCAGTGTAAATGAGTTCGTTCTTACCAAGTTGTTCTTTGATAAGTTCTTGAAGGAAACCTCCCAGAACATATTCTACCTCTTCCTTGTCGAAGGTGTCAACATTTCCAGGGTTCTTGTGGATCTCGTAGTCAAACTTTAGAGTGACAGCATCTTCATCACCATGCTCCACGAATTTGACTTCTCCATACGAGAATACCATACCCTCGTACTTGCCCTCTAGAAACTTTAAGGCAACAGTATACTCACCTGTTGCCTCTGCTTTCTCAACGAATGTATACTTAATCATCGATCTTGGCTAATTCTTTTTCAATCTCATCGTCATCCATATTTTGCATAATGGATCCTGCCGATACCTGATAGTTCTTAACAACCCAGTCTTGGAAAGACTTATCAGTGAGAACCTGAATCCAGAATTCTTTGGAGTCAGTATCTTTAATGCGCCACTTCTTGTCTTCAATAACACCAGTGCTTAGATCAACACGTGAGTACCAACCATTGCTAGGTTTAACCACATGACCAGATTCAAGAGCCATCTCAAGCAGACCAGACCACTTAGAGATACCACCATCAAACATAACAGTAACTGGGATCTTAGACTTCTCACGAACATAACGAGATTTCTCTACGTTGATAATAAAGTTATAACCCATTAACTCAGTGCCATCTTTCTCTTGTTGACGACCAAGGATAAAGATGTTGTCAGCAGAGTAGTATGAACCAGTACCACCACCAACGATTGCCTTTGGATACAAACCAATCTCCATGTAAGTATGGTTAACGACAACCATCGGGATATCCTTCATGGTCAAATGTGGTGTGACCATACGGAACAACGACTTCATCTGCTTGGCACGAGACATATCGGCAACAGACTTACCATCCATGGCATCTTCAACTTCTTTCTTCGAAGCC